TGATTAACAAGTAAAGAATAGTATTCAGCTTGTTGCTGGCGTAGCATGGTGGCTATTTCTTCTGAGTGCTCATAAATCCTGCCACTATCAAACAAAATCATTAAGTCAGCCATTTCATTTGCGTTCACTTGTTCTTGCTCCAGCCGTTGCATTTGGCTAAAAACTCTATGGCCCTATCAAACTGCTCTTGCATATATTCAAGTTCATTAGCTTGTTTTCTTAACATGGCTGCGGCATCTTGAACACAGACCAAATCCGTCATGTTGTCAGCTATTGCTCGGTCTAATTCTGTTGCTAAATCTCTAGCGTTCATAAATCCACCTTATAAGTAATCGTTACGGTAGGTTCTTGATTCTCAACATCTACATTAAAAGTTAGGCTGTTATCTTTTTCTTTTTTGAAAATTTCATCCCAATTTTTATTGAATTTTTCTTTATCAACTGGGCGTGGTGTATCGCCCTTTCCACCATCTCTCATTTTTTTGTTCTTTCTTGTTCAATGTATTGGCGCAAAATACTAATGATTCCTTCTTGAACCAATATTGCCAATCCTTCTTTGTCGAAATGCACCAATGCGTCTGCTGACCCATCGTCATTTTCTTTGACTATTTCTACTTTAATGTCCATATTGTTCCCAATAAGTTAGCCAAGGTTTAGAGTTTAATTTGTAGCCAAAGACATAAAACAATGGCCCAGAAAACTCGACAATCTTTTTGCGTTTCGCATCCATACAAACTCCTATCTCAAGGTTTTATCGGCTACCAAATCAAACAAATCTTCTTGCGTATCATCAAAAGACCTTAAAAAATCCTTTAAAGCCCTTTCATCTGTTTCTTTAAATATCTTGTTATAAAGGCTGCAAGTTGGATTGCGAGGCGTTTCTTTTTTATATTCACCATTGATGACATAAGTAGAAAAAACCCGACAAGCCATCTCATAGTCTCCACAACGCTGTTTATGAATACAGTTATCACAAGGCGCTACCTCATCTAATATGCGCCTCATATGGTTAATTTTGTATGTCATTTAAACTTGTTCGTAGAGTTCATCTTCAATCGTTTTCCACAAATCAAGCCTTTTAACCATTTCGCTAATATTGTGGTCGCCAATATATGCGTATTCTATTTCGTTGTTGTAACCGTATAAGTCGATTTCTGTGTTGCCAAAAATGACTGTATTAATGTAGTAACCGTCTTTCATAATTTCCCCTTATTAAAAAACAAGTCAAACTGCTTAGTCGTACACCTGCGGCTTGTTGAACTGAAGTATGCTTGACCTGTTGATAGTAATTTATTGTGGTTAGCAAGAAAAAGCCACTATGACAAACCCTTAGTTGCAAAAAAAAGACAGGGCTGTATTTGGCAGTTGATAACAATGGGTCAGAAAGCCGCAAAATTACCCAATTACTGCATCCTACATTGGCGGCTTAACGCCCCAGTAGGTATTTTATAGAAAAGGTGACCTACTCGCTTCTTTACGCTTTCGGTCATAGATAAGGTGAGGCAGCAGAACACTCCGTGATGTGTGTGGTCTGGAAAGGGGAAATCCAGTCTGCCGCCTCGTAGTCAGTTTAGCTTATTTCGCAATTTATAGATTTGAACTAGATTGACAAACATTTGGAAGCCATCACGCAAATCTTGTTCATCATGTTCGAAAATTGCCACTTCATTGGTATCGCCATTGATATAGACATTAGCGCATCGTGCTTCAGGGGCTAAAACCTCTCTATAAGCTGCCAGTTGAATGGTATGCTCTAGGTAGGGTGTTAAATCACCAGGGCTTTTCTGTGTCGTTTTAAAGTCAATCACGACCCCTTTAAAGGCATGGTTTGGTTTGGCATATAAATCGCACTTGCCCCCATAGCCTTCTTGCTGATTGACTAAACTTTGCTCGGCCACCCAAAGTTGTTCGCCAAAATGCTGTTTAATAATGCTTTCTACATTGCGTACATAAATAGGCAAATCAGGCAAATACTCTTGGTTATAGAATGATTCAATCCAGTCATGAATCATCGTACCTCTATCAGCAGCTTCTCTAGACTTGCGTTTAGACAAGTCTAAACAACGGTCAATGTAGTCCTTTTCATCTTCCCCATCTAAGCGTGGGTTTTCAATAACGGCTTTAATAGCCTCGGTCTGAAACCAAGTATTTAATCCATCTTTTGAAAGTTGTCCGAGTATCGTGCTGACCGAAGGCACGAGAGTTCCAGGACTAGCCTTGGCGTCACGCAAGGTGGTGTTTCTGGGTTTTCCATTTTTACCAATAGTTGTATAGCGAGGTTCACCAGTTTTGGCATCGTACCAATGCTGAGACATAAATTTTCCCCTTTAGTTTTCATTATTCAGCAGATGCTTCTGGTTGTTCAACAGGCTGGTTTAATCCAGCCACTTGTGGTGCAGCTTGAGCATGAATTTTAGCAATAAGTGACTTTGCAGATTGTTCAATATGCTTTAACAATGCTTCTACTTCTTGGATTTCTAGTGATAAGTTAATCATGTTTTCCTCAATCAAGTAAATTTAAAATAGCGTTACGGCTGGTAGCATCCAAACAGCAGTCAGCACATACTTGAATCACATCTTTGATTACAGCAGTTAAGTCTTGTGTTTCAAAGGCAATTAACTGTCGTTCTTCATCTACGCCAAAAGGCTGGGTTGAAATAATGGCTTTATCGCCAATAACATCTCTAATGTGATTTAGCATGGCTTTCTCCTTAGAATGGTGTTAAATCGTCATCAATCGTATGTTTAGGCAATTCATCTTCACCTTTGGCTTTAAAGCCTATAGGCTCTTTGACTTTGCCCACCGAAATACTGAAATACTTGCCTACTTTTGCAGACTCCTTAATCCATGCATTTAGGTAATGCTCTTTGCCTTGAAGCATGATTGACCCTGTGTAATCTGGGTGATTATCAGAGGTCTTGCGATTGTTTTTGAACAGCGATGCGCTGCCTTCCTTCATTTCGTAGGCCATTATTCAATATCCTTTGCTTTTACGATTGGTTGTTTAACTTGTGGACTGCTTGCTGCATTACCATCATCATCGGCTTGAACCACGCCAACAACTGCTGCTAAAGCGTATCTACGCATATAGGTCAATGCCGAACCAGCGCCCTGCGCATCTGGTTTGGTTACTGGTAAAGACATCTCTTTACTAATCCATTCGCCAGAAGAATGACTGAGAACGGTAGTGAGTGACATTGTTCCGTCAAAATATTCGCCAGGAAACTGCATAACAGCCAAGCCATTCTCAGCAAGCAAGCTACGACAAGAATCCCAAACAGATTCCAAGTCAGCATAACGGCTCTTGAAAAATGGATTTGCAGAATCTTTGGTCGCATAAGTTAATTTCCCCTGAACGATTGACAATGCTTTGGCTAAGTTGGCGATAGATTCAGATTGACGCATTTGAACCTCCAAAAATGTTGCCAAAGTCATTGAATACGCTTTGTAATAATACATTGCGTTTATTGTTAGGTTTGCCACAAGCTGCACGAATCACATCAATGTCATCTTGGGTAAGGAATACGCCACTCTCCATATCTGTAAGAGCTTGTTCTAAGCGTTCTTCCATTTCGGTCATTACTTGGTACATTTCATCCATTTAAGTTCCCCTTAAATACATAGCGAAATTGCTATAAATGCCATTGTAAGCTAATTCAAGTGTCTGTCAAGAAGTATTTGCAAATTAGCAACATACGCTGTAAGATTGCACAGATGAAATTAAAACTGACCGATTCTGCCATTATTGATTTACTTGGTGGGCCAACAAAAGTGGGCAAATTATGTGGGGTAACCCCTAATGCTGTGTCCCAATGGCGAAAAAACAACATTCCTTATGCCCAGTTCGTATTTTTGGCGGCAACTCTTGAAAAAGAGTCGCATGGGCTAATTACAAGGCAAGACATATTCCCAACGAACTTTTGGCTTATATGGCCTGAGTTGCTTAAAAACAACGCTTTTATAGAAAGAGAATAGTGTAGAATTAAATCCCCTTAGATTGGCGGCTCTAACGACATCGTGGCGGTCTAAGGTAGTAGCGTTACCAGAAGGGTAAGAGGCTGAAATAGCGCAATACAGGTGGCGAAGATAGTGCCTGTGCCTCGCAAGACTGTCGGGTGAGCGATTCCGCAATGGGAGAACTTTGAAGGCAAACCTAGGTAGGCTAGGTGCGCTTAAACCGCTTGGGAGTAGCTTTAAAGCAACATAGGTATAAATACTTAGTGACTAACTAAAGACTATTGGGCAAACTACAAGTACTCAATAACGAGTAACCATTTAAGGGGAAATTAAATGAAAGACTTTTTACTAGCTTGTTTGTTAGGTGGCATTTTGGGAGCAATGGTTGGATATGCAGTACCTTCACACGCTCAGACTTATCCATTAACTAGCCCACAAGGTTACAACATGGGTACGGTGCAAATTCAAGGCAATACAGCCCAGTTCGTAAACCCACAAGGTTTTATTACACAAACTGCAACTTTGTATAATAATCAAGTGGTTATCACAACTCCAAATGGCGTTACAACTACAGTAATTGGCAATACTGGATATACAACACCGCCAAGCCCATCAACACCAATGTCACCAAGGGTGATGCAGTAATGTTTGACGAGTTCTGGTCGTTATATCCTAAAAAAGTCGCAAAAGGCGCAGCAATGAAAGCCTGGCAAAAGTTAAACCAAGCCGAGAAAGATGAAGTAATGGCACAGTTGCCAAACCATCTTAAATATTGGAAACTAAAAGGTACGGAAAAAGACTACATTCCTTATCCAGCCACTTGGTTAAACCAAATGCGGTATTTGGATGAGCTAGATTTTGAAGTAACCAAAAAGCCACCGAGTTTGCCTTGGTATTCGACTGATGAATTGACTCTTGCTAAGGCTAGAGAATTAGGAATAACGCCTTATGCAGGAGAGTCTTTCGCCCAATTACGACAGCGAATTTCTACATCAATCAGCCGTCAGGCAGTTGTGTAAGTGGCGAGCAGATTGGGGTCTCGCTAAGTTTAGATTATATTTATCAAAACATAAAGTATCTGAAATATTGTTACAAGATTTCTACATACAATGGCAATTAGGCAATAAAGGGGAATACGGATGTTGGAAAAAACAATCATCGCAGCAACAGGTCTTGGGTATTTGATGGTAGGCATATTGCAATTACGCAAGGGTTCTATACCAAACGCTATGATTTGGTTGGGATATTCTTTTGCACAAGTCGGTTTATGGATGGCACTTAAATGAAAGAATTTGACCCACACAATGCTTATGACACGATTGAGCGCATAAAAAAACAATACGCCCAGGCTGAAGGATTGGCTGCTGGTCTTGAAGCAAAGAAAAAAGCCATTATTGCCATTATGATGAAAAAGTCGGGTGAGCAATCACTTGGGGCGCAAGAACGAGAGGCTTATGGTTCTGCTGAATATGCTGAATATTGTGAGCAAATTGGTGAAGCCACAGCAAATAAAACTCTATTAAAATTGGAAATCACCCAAGCACAAATGGAGTTCGAGGCTTGGCGTTCAGAACAAGCGACTAACCGAAACCTAGAAAGAATAACAAGATGAAACAAGATTACTCAGAAAACTACCTTCAAATTGCTAAATTACTCAAGGCTTATCACAACGCTACGCTTGTTAAGAACTTTGAAAAAGCCACCAAGATTGCCCACGAATTAGCTGATGAAACTATCAAGCTAGAGTTCAACACCTATGACCAAATTAGGAACTCATGGCTAAACTAATGCGAAATATGTTTGCCACGCATACTGACTATGCAGATTTTAAAGGCATCATACCTAGCAATCCATTGTTTGTGCCAAGTAATGTAGATGGCATCTGTGAGCGTAATGGTCATTTCTTAATCATGGAATGGAAGCGCCCAGATGAGAAAGTAAGCAAAGGCCAAGAGATATTGCTCAAAGCATTAGCTGAAAACCCACGATTCATTGTGACAATCATCATCGGCAATACAGACGATGGAACACAGATTGATAAATATTTTACTGTTGGCATAGATGGAAAATGCGCTCTAGCTGGTGTAGGGTTTGAACAATTTAAGGCGTTTTATCGCCAATGGTACGAGTGGGCAGATGGCAATATACCGAAACAAAAAGCTGCTTGAAATTGTCAGGCAATTACCTTGCCAACATTGTGGAGTAGAAGATGGAACAGTTGTCGCAGCACATTCAAATCAGCTTCGAGATGGTAAAGGCAGAGGACTTAAAGCGCATGATTACCGAATATCGGCACTCTGCTACAAATGCCATGCGGAAATTGACCAAGGGGCGCTACTCAGCAAATCTAGCCGTATTGAAAGATGGGAAGAAGCACACCGCAAAACTATTGGCGAACTATTTGAAAGAGGTTGGTTAAAGCTCTAGTGGGTCGAAACCTAGCTCTGATATTTTAGCTGCTCTGCGCCTAAATGTAGCATCATGTTTAGTCCAAGCATCGGTAATTGTTCCGCTACGACTCATGTGTATGCACTCATGTAACAATGTAGAAATAACCGTTGTCAGCCAGCCACATCGAGCATCAGAGATAGTTATGATGTGTTCATAATCTCCGCCATCATCGTAAAGATATGTTCCCATAGTTTCAGGGTCAGAATCCACAATAAATTTAATTTCTTCAGGCAACGGCAAATTCCACTTATTAAGCGGTTCACATAGCATCAATGCGCTGTATAAATTTTTTAATATGGATGGCGTTAGTTTCATGCTAAATGTTTGAGTTTTGCGTGAGGTATTACAGTACGAGTATCGGTTGAATGTGCGCCACAAGCCTTACATTGGTAACGCTGGTAAGCACCTGTCGTAGTATAACGAAATCCTTTACTGACGAGATGAGGCTTTGAACAGGTAGGGCAAACAAATCCATCCCTGTCTTTCATCATGATTGTCTTGTTTAAAGGCGTTTTAATCCAAGGCGTAAGGCGGTTATATAACTTTTCAAGCAATATCACATCCTGAATATTATATTCTTCCATTGTTTTCCAGGCTTTTTTATCGCCATTCATACATTTAACCCAAAGAATATGACCTTCATGGTCTTTCTTTTTGCCTAATCCCAGGCGTTGGGCCACATAATCTAATTTATTGCTTGGGAATCTAAATTGGCTTTTAACAGTCCGCAAAAGGTCAATTTGTTTAATTGGTGGAGGCGGTGGCATTTTATGAACCAAAAACTCTTTATTTAGAGTCGGTATATCAAATTTTGAGCCATTGTAATGCACTACCGCATCGGCTTCACATAGCATGGCATGAACGCCCTCTAACATCTTTTTGGCATCGTTTCGATGAACTGAATCAAAGTAAACATCTTCCTCGCCTAGCCATTTAGCCGAGTAACACATCGTATATGAAGATTCTAATAACTGGGACAGTCCCACATTCTGTTGCCAAATACCCCAAACATGGGCTAAATTGGGTGAAGTTTCAATGTCAATCAACAGTATCTTCAAGGTTTACCCCTTATAATCAATAAGTTACTGAATACTAACCTATCTATATGTCATTTGCTGTCAAAAAAACCGATAAAAATCAAGCGAATGTTGTAAAAGCGCTACGAGATTATGGTGCTGATGTTTATTCTTTGCATACCGTAGGTGGTGGCATCCCAGATTTACTAGTTTTGTTTGATGACCAAACTATTTTGATGGAAGTCAAAGATGGCGCAGATAAGAAACTAACTCCCCTGCAAATTAAGCTATTTGCCAACTGGAAAGGTGGGCATTTGTATCGGGTAAATTCTGTGCAAGAAGCTATCGAAGTGTTAAAATCCGTTGAACAGGAGAAATAATCATGCCTTTAGACAAATCTGGTAGCGCCAAAAGCGTAGGTAAAAACATTAAAGCTGAAGAAGCCGCAGGAAAGCCACGCAAACAAGCTGTGGCAATCGCCCTAAATGTTGAACGAGATAACGCTAAAGGCAAGCGCAAAGCCAAGCTAGAAGAAGCCTACGGTAAGGTATTGGGCAAAAAAGAAGCCCAGCACAAAGATGCCGTAGAAATGTCAATGAAAAAGCACATGAAAGGCTAATATGGCTAACTGGATTGCTGGCGCTATTAAGCATAAAGGCGCATTAAAGAAAGAATTAGGCGTTAAAGAGGGCGAAAAAATCCCTAAGAAAAAGCTAGAAGAAGCCACCAAAGCCAAAGGCAAAGAAGGCCGTAGAGCTAGATTGGCAATGGAACTAGAAAAGTTCAATAAATGAGTCGTAAAGACCAAATTCGTGCCGCAATGGATAAGCATGATAAACCCATTGCAAAGACCACCAAAGGCAAGAATAGACACTATCTGCCCGCAAGTGAAGGCGCTGGTATGACCGCCAAAGGCAGAGCAGCCTATAACGCCAAGAACGGCAGTCATTTACAAGCCCCACAAGCAAGTGGTTCAAGACATGACAGTTTTTGCGCTAGGTCTAAAGGATGGACTGGCGAAAGAGGTAAAGCAGCTAGAGCGAGGTGGCATTGTGCCTAACGGTTTATACGCCAATATTCACGCCAAACAAGAGCGCATTAAGCATGGCTCAGGCGAAAAGATGCGTAAGCCTGGTCAAAAGGGTGCGCCTAGTGCTGAAGCATTTAAAGAGTCGGCAAAGACCGCCAAAAAACCCCGCAGAAAACACATTGAAGAAGCTATGAAGGATATGTAATGGAACACATGAACCGCAAATACAAAAAAGAGGATGCCATGTTGCGCCCTCATACCGAATCTACCTTAGAGAAGAACCAAGCCAAGCGTAGAAAAGACAAACCAGCGCCAGAAATGGAAGCAGGTAAAGGCAATATTCTTATCGAGAAAGAGAATAAACGAGCCAAACGCAGAGAAATGCTTGATAAGGCGATGACTGCTGCGATGAAAAAAGAAGGCAAAGACCCTTACTAAAATCTGTTGTAGAATAAAGTCTTACAAATCAATTACTTGAGAATGTATGGACAATAAAGTGTCGAAATCTGTAGAAAAGAACTTAAACAGGGCTGGAAGAAAGCCAGGAGTGCCTAATAAAGCCACTCAGGAGGCTCGTGAAGCCGTTAAAGCTATTCTTGATAGCAACCTACCTTATATTCAATCGTGGATTCAAAGCACCGCAGAAGGCATCTTTGACGATAAGACTGGAAAGTGGATTGTTCAACCTAATCCTGCAAAGGCTTGTGAGATTGTTCAGAATTTAGTTGAATACTCTGTGCCTAAACTAGCCCGCACAGAAGTAGTGGGTGATGAGAAAGCTCCTCAACGCTTGGTGGTGTCTTGGAAGAAATAGTCCAAGAGGTAGAACTAGACTACCAACCTCGTGATGTATTCCTAGATTTCCACGATAGAACTCAGCGTTGGGCTGTGATTGTTGCCCATCGTAGATGCGGTAAAACCGTCTCTTGCATCAATGATTTAATCTATAAAGCACTAATTGAGGGCAAAGATGATGGTCGCTATGCCTATGTTGCACCATATTACAGCCAAGCAAAGAATATCGCATGGGACTACCTGTTAAGGTTTAGTCAGCCAGTATTGGCTAAAGCCAATCAATCTGAACTATGGGTGGAACTAATAAATGGAGCAAGAATTCGTCTCTTTGGCGCTGATAATCCTGATGCTTTACGAGGTCTTTACCTCGATGGGATTGTGTTAGATGAGTATGCAGATATGCGCCCTCGTATTTGGGGCGAGATTATTCGGCCTTTGCTGGCAGACAGACTTGGATGGGCAGTTTTCATTGGAACGCCTAAAGGTCATAATGCTTTCTGGGAGCTATACAACACCGCTTCTAACGACACAAACTGGTATTGCAAGACCCTAAGGGCTAGTCAGACTGGATTGTTGGCTAAGTCAGAGCTTGATGACGCTGCCAAATCCATGACGCAAGACCAATATCTGCAAGAGTTTGAGTGCGACTTTGAGTCAGCCATCATTGGTGCTTACTATGGTAAAGAGATGCGCCAGCTTACTGATTTGAATAGGATTACCAATGTCGAGCATGACCCAATGTATAAAGTATTTACAAGCTGGGACTTGGGGTATAGCGATGACACCTCAATCTGGTGGTGGCAAGTCATTCGTGGCGAAGTCAGATTCCTTGAATATCATGGAAGCAATGGTCAGCCTGTCAGTTTCTATACAGGACTCATTCAAAGTAAAGCTGCCGAGTTTGACTATCAATATGGGCTACATTATCTGCCCCACGATGCAAGAGCAAAAACACTAGCATCTGGCGGAAAGTCAATAATTGAGCAACTTTCTGCTAAAATTCCGTTAGAATCTATGAAAATAGTGCCGAATTTGTCACTTCAAGACGGAATCCAAGCAACTCGTATGTTATTGATGCGGTCTTGGTTTGATAGCGAAAGGTGTAATGATGGAATCGAAAGCCTCAGACAATATCAGCGAGAGTATGACGATGATAGAAAGGTTTTTAGAGACAAGCCTCGGCACGATTGGACTAGCCATGCTGCAGACGCATTTAGGATGGCTGCGGTGGCTTGGCGAGAGGAAGAAAGAATCATGACCAAAGATGACCCAATTAAAGGGTTATTTGTGGGCGAAACTGATGTAACTTTAAATGATATGTGGAAGCAACCAGCAACCACCAACAACAGGAGAATCTAAATGTCTGGCATCCAACTTCCTTACGGAACAACCTACGAATATGTTGCACCATCGACTACTGCTCAAGTTATGGGCAATGTGGGTGCAGCAGGAGATGTTTTAGTTCGTGTTATTGCTACTGTAACCACATCTTCAACAAGCACTTTAACCATTATTGATGGCTCTACATCAATTCCATTGATTCCTGCTAATGCAGCATTAGGTGTTTATTCATTAACCGTTGAAGCCCAATCGTTAAATGGCGCATGGAAAATCACAACTGGCGCTGGTGTTAGCGCAGTAGTAGTCGGAAACTTCTCATAAGGCTTTATATGTCCGAATTGCGAGCAGAAGTATCACATACCTACTCAGATTGGTATGACAAGATTATGGCCTATGAAAGGTCATTTAAACTTTGGGAAGCAAGAGTCGATAAGATTCTGAAGAAATATAAAGACGACAGCCGCAATAAAACCAATCCTAATGCTCGCTTTAATATCCTTTGGTCAAATGTCCAGACGATTAGCCCTGCTATCTTTGCTCGCCTACCACGCCCTGATGTAAGCCGTAGATTCAGAGATAACGACCCTATTGGTCGTGTAGCATCAATGATGCTAGAAAGAGCTTTAGAGTTTGAGATTGAGCATTATGGTGACTATCTAGCCGCCATGAAGAACTGCGTTACAGACCGTCTATTGGGTGGTCGTGGCACAGCATGGGTTCGTTATGAGCCACATTTCAGAGCAAAAGCAGAAAAATTGCCTGAGGATGGTTTTGAGATTACCGAAGTAACTGACACCAAGCAAGCCTATGACCCAAGCTATGTTAATGGCGAAGGTGATGTAGGCAAACCTCTTGAGGGCGAGATGCCTGAGGAGAATATGCTTGATGAGCCAGGCGAAGTCGAAGAAGAAATTGAGTACGAATGTTGCCCAGTTGATTATGTTCATTGGCGTGATTTCGGTCATACCGTTGCTCGTACATGGGAAGAAGTCACCGCAGTATGGCGCAAGGTTTATATGAACCGCACCGCATTGGTAGAGCGCTTTGGCGAAGAACTCGGTCATCAGATTCCCCTTGACACCAAGCCAGAGCAGACAGGTAAGTCATACACTAAGAATGACGACCAAGCCTACCAAGCAATGATTTACGAGATTTGGGATGCCGAAACAGGCAAAGTCCTATGGATTAGCAAATCACTCGGCAAAATCCTTGATGAGCGTGATGACCCATTAGAACTTGAGAACTTCTGGCCTTGCCCAAAACCACTCTACGCTACGATTACTACCGATAGCCTTGAACCAATCCCTGATTTCACCATTTACCAAGACCAAGCTCGTGAACTTGATGACCTATGTGACCGTATTGACGGCTTGATTGGGGCGCTAAAGATTCGTGGTTTATACGATGCCAGCGCATCTGAGCTACAGCGCTTATTTTCCGAAGGCAATGAGTCCAATGTCTTGATTCCTGTCAAAAACTGGATGGCATTTGCTGAGAAACAAGGCTTAAAAGGCGCATTAGACCTTGTTGATATTGCCCCATTTGCCCAAGCATTGATGTCTTGCTATCAGGCGATGGAGCAAGTTAAAGGTCAAATCTACGAATTGATGGGTATTGCCGATATTCAGCGTGGTCAAACCGACCCTAATGAGACTTTGGGCGCACAAATTATCAAATCCAACAACGCTGCTGGTCGCCTAAAGACCATGCAACACGCAGTCGTATCATTTGCTACCGAGTTATTGGCTATCAAATCCCAGATTATCTGCAAGCACTTCACCGAAGATACGATTGTTAAGATTTCTGGCGCAATGCAACTATCGGATAACGATAAACAGTTGATTCCACAGGCAATGGCGTTGCTCAAAGACGAAGTCAGTAAGAATTTCCGCATTGAAGTCACCACAGACTCAATGATTTACCAAGATGAAATGCAAGAAAAGCAAGACCGCATGGAGTTCTTGTCATCTATTGGTGGATTTATGGAAAAAGCCATTCCTGCTGCCCAAGCAAGCCCAGAATTAACGCCATTATTGATGGAAATGCTCAAGTTTGCTACTACAGCGTTCAAAGCTGGTAAAGGATTAGAGGGATTGATTGACGAAACTGCCGATAAATTCCGTCAGCAAGCCAAACAAATGGAAGGTCAGCCTAAGCCACTTCCAATGGCAGTCCAAATCGAGCAAATGAAGATGCAAGCTAAGGCTCAAGAGCTACAAATTCAGAATCAGCTAGAAATGCAGAAGCTACAAGCTGAGAATGAGTTGGAAAAGGCTAAACAAGAATATCAAGCCCAAGAAAATCAGCTTAAATTCCAGTTAGAAGCTGCTCGCAACCAAGCTGATATTGAAATGCAAGCCAAATTAGCCCAAATGAAGATGAACATGGAGCGCAATACACAAGTCTTGCTTGCCCACATTAACAATGGCGCTAAGATTGAAGTAGCTCGTATTTCTGCGGCAGATGACAATGGCGAAACCGCTTATATGACCGAGGAAGCAATGGCTCAATCAATGGAGCATCCTTTAGCCCCATTAGCCAATGCTATTACCCAAAGCAATCAGGAAATGGTCAATCAAATAAGCAGTTTAGTTGATACAATTAACCAAAATCACAATAGGCCAAAGCAAGTAGTTCGTGGCCCAGACGGTAAAATCCAAGGAGTTATCTAATGGCATCAAATCTTAAGTATTCCAACGGCACAAGAGATGCCCAACAACAAGGTCTAATTACCTATGCTGGCTCAGGCTCTATTATCAATATCTACGCTGGCTCACAACCTGCTAATGCCAATACCGCAATTAGCGGACAAACCCTTTTGGTTCAGTTGGTCGTATCTGGTAGCTTTGGTACTGACTCTAACGGCACTATCACTTTGGGAAGTGTAACCAACGGCACAGCAGTCGGCACAGGCACAGCATCGTTCTTCCGCATCACCAAAGCTGACGGCACAACCGTAGTCATGGATGGTTCTGTAGGATTGACTGGATGCGATATGAACTTGAACAACACCTCTATTGACGCAACACAGGTAGTCAGCATCTCCTCAGGTACGATTATCCGAGCTAACCAATAAGGCTAAATCATGGCTCTAATCATTAAAGATAGAGTCCAGGAAACTAGCACAACTAGCGGAACTGGTACTTTAACCCTTGCTGGCGCTGTAACAGGCTATCAGTCATTTGGCTCTGCCATTGGCAATGGCAATACCACTTATTATGGTATTTACGCCAACGGTTACGCTGACTGGGAAGTCGGTATCGGTACGGTTACGGTTACAGGTGGCACGACCACATTGGCTAGAACTACTGTATTGGCATCGTCTAACGCTGGTTCTTTAGTGAATTTTAGTGGCGCACAGTTATCTGTTTGGGGCGATATGCCAGCCGCTAAAGGTGCATATTTTGACCTTAATGGCAATATAACGACTAACTGCTTATTCGAAGGTTTTACAAGCCAAGCAGCAAGTGGCACGACTATTACATTAACTGCTTCATCAGTCCAAAATTGGACAATTACTGGCTCTGGCGGTCAGACCATTCAGTTACCTGATGCCACCACTTTGCCTAATGGTGCGTTATTCACATTCAATAACAATCAATCCTCAGGCACGATTGTCGTCAAAAATAACTCTGGCACAACCGTATGCACAACCCAGTCGGGCGCATTTATTTCTGTAACTTTATTAAGCAATTCGATTGCTGCTGGTTCGTGGGATTACCATAATGTCGCACCAAGCAATGCAAGCTGGAGTACCAATACGCTTTCTTGGGCTGGTTCTTATACCAATGGCACATGGAATGGCAATGTCATTACAGGCGCTTATGGTGGCACAGGAATTAACAACGGAACAAATACCCTGACTTTAAGCGGTTCATATACTCTTAATCAATCCGTATCCTCTGGCGCAGCGCCTAGCTTTGTAGGCACAAACTTTAGCTCTATTCCTAATGGCGCATTGACAAATAGCTCAATCACCATTAACGGCAATGTGACCGCTTTAGGCGGTTCTGTCAGCGTAGGAACAGTCACAAGCGTTAGCGGTACAGCACCAGTAGTATCTAGCGGTGGTTCTACCCCTACCATTAGTATGGCTGCTGCCAATACCACCACAAATGGTTATTTGACCAGTACCGATTGGAATACCTTTAATAACAAACAGCCCGCAGGTAGTTATTTAACATCGGTAACAGCAGATGCCCCATTATCGGGTTCAGGTACAAGCGGCAGTCATTTGGTTATTTCGCAATCTTCTGCGACCACAAATGGCTATCTTTCATCAACTGACTGGAACACTTTTAACAATAAGCAACCAGCAGGTTCATATTTAACTGCGGTAACGGCAAGTAGCCCATTATCAGGCTCAGGCACTTCTGGAAGCCCATTAGTTATTTCACAAGCCACAACCAGCACGAATGGCTATTTAAGCTCTACTGATTGGAACACTTTTAACAATAAAGGCTCTGGAACAGTAACCTCTATTACTTCAACTACTTTAACTGTAGCTGGCACAAGCGCCATTCCTACCGTTAATTTGACTTCAGGTATTGTGACTGCTGGCACAACAGGCTCTAGCCTTTTAATTCCTGTTGTTACAGTAGATACTTATGGTCGTGTTACAACTATTACAACCGCCTCAAACCCACAAGGTACGGTAACTAGCGTAAGCGGCACAGGCACAGTCAATGGTATTACATTAACTGGTACAGTAAGTTCTAGCGGAAGTTTGACGCTTGGTGGCACATTATCAAATGTCAGCCTTGCAACACAAGTAACAGGAAACTTGCCAGTAACTAACCTAAATAGCGGTACTGCGGCATCATCTAGCACTTATTGGCGTGGGGATGGCACATGGGCAACAGTAACAGCTTCTGCTGCTGGCTCAAACACCCAAATTCAATACAATAACAGCGGTGCTTTTGGCGCTTCTTCTGCATTTACTTTTGACGGCACGACCAATACTGCACCTATTCAAAATGCAAGTTATGGTTTCCATACAAACCCAACGACCATAGCTACAAGTTACACCATTCCAAGCAACTACAATGCTATGTCTGCTGGCAAAGTCACTATTAACACAGGAGTCACCGTTACAGTTTCGACTGGTAGCCGCTGGGTGGTAGTCTAAAATGCTGGGTTTTAACCCCATATCAAACCAGCCAATATCGGATATAGCCCTTCCGATAATTACTGGCACGATTTCAGTTACAGATAACAACGATTCTGCGACCCTAACAGGTCAAGTTCTTGTTACAGGCAATATATCAACCACCGATGGTACTGATACTTGCACGATTTACGCCCAAGAACTCGTTTCTGGCTACATTTACACCACCGATAACAACGATTCAGCCACTTTAACTGGTTCTGTAGCGGTTTCTGGTGCTATTTCGGCAACAGATGGTACGGATTCGGCAACATTTACCGCACAGAACCTTGTAAGCGCCTATATCAGCGCTACAGATGGCACAGATACAGCGACATTTACTGCCCAAGCGTTAGAAACAGCGCAAATCTACACGATTGACGACAACGATACCGCTTTATTCATTGGTTATGTAACGCCTGGCACAAATACCAAAGATACCCATGACGGTGGCATCAGCAAGCGTGACTACGAAAGACTGCGGGCTTTAGAGCGCAAGCGCCTTGCTGCCGAACAAAGATTAATTGAGGCTCGCAAAGCTGATAGCGCATCTCGCAAAAAGAAATTTAGGGATTTGATTGACCCTGTTGTAAGCAAGCAACAAAAAAATAAACTACAATCAAAACAAGAGATTAGGATTGATACACCGTCAGTCGAAGTCACACGCATAGAAGCGGTTATCGCCAATCTTGATAGACAAGAAAAGGAATTACAACAAGCGATAGCCCACAAGAAAGTATTAGCAGAAACCCTTACTGCTCTTGCAATCTTAGACGCTAAATTCAAAGCCGAACAGGATGACGAAGAAGCTCTATTAATGCTCTTATGACAGCACATTCACAATATAAAAAAGGTTTAGATTTACTCCATTTAGGTCACTATCTTCCAGGGTTCAGGCTCTACGAATTTAGATGGCATCCACAAACCATGCAAGCCACAGGCGAGAAATGGGATAAATGGATTAAAGCCCCAAAATGGAATGGCGAAAGGCTTTATGACAAGCACATCACCGTTCAGATGGAACAAGGCTTTGGCGACATTATTCAGATGGCTCGATTTCTGCCTATGCTCAAAGTATGGGGCGCTAGAACAGTCAGCGTAATGGTTCACGAATCCATGATGCAGTTGCTAGGGCAAATGGATTGCGTTGATTACATTTCTAGCACACGAACAGAGGGCAAACCTTTAGAAGCGGATTATTGGGTAGGCTCAATGTCATTGCCATTTTTTGCGATGCACTCGCCAAGCTATGTCCGCCAATCATTCCCAATTACGAAGGATAAAATTGTTGGCTCAGAAGGCTATTTAGACGCTGGTTTTAGCCCGATAGAGCGCAAAGTTGGGGTTAATTGGATGGCATCTAAAGGCCCACTTCATTATATTAAATCCACGCCCATCAAAGAATTGCGCCAATTAGTCGGTGATGATTGCTACTCATTAAACCCAGAAATTGACGACATATTTATGCCATTGCCTAGCGATGGCTGGAAACAAAATTTCTATAAGACTGCGTGTCATATGAAGTCATTAAAAGCCGTTGTAGCGCCTGATACGGCTACAGCGCATTTAGCTGGCGCTTTGGGTGTCAAGACTTTTGTTTTGTTGCCTGAAGATGCCTATATTTGTTGGCGATGGAAAAATGCCAGTTGGTACGATTCCGCTGTCCCCTTACGCCAGAGTGACTGGCACAAACTACCACAACTATTGGAGGCGTTATGATTTGTCCAAACTGCGGATGGTCTGAAGGAAACCATGTAAAAGCTAAACAATCTGATAAAGATTATTACCTTGAGTTCTGGGGGTTTACCCTAGGAACACCCGAAGCTGAAGAAGCATGGAAACAAAAACAAGAAATGACAAGGCGTGAATCGGCTATGGTCATGTCCGATATTGAAGGCTATATCAGCCAAGTTGATGGCTCATGGATTAAAAGCCGTAGCCACCACAGAGAACACTTGAAACAGCACCGAATGATTGAAATTGGCAATGATGTCCCAATGCAACACAAGCCGATTGAGATTGACCGCAAATCTGCGGAAAAGCGTAAACGCCAAATTGCAGAATTGGCATACGCAAAACTTAACTACCGATAACTTGGAGAAAACATGAGTGATGACCGCAGAAGTGCATTAGAAGCAGCAATGGAGGCAGCCTTAGAACAACCTGAGGAGAATGAAATTGTCGAAGAACCCTTGGAAGAACCAAAGGATGTGGCAGAGAATAATGCCGAGGAGTCCAATCAAGAGGAAGCTGTCGCAGAAGATAGTGAAAAACCTGCCGAAAGCGTTCAAGCTGCTGAATCTGAGGAGTCGGATGAAGAACCGCAGGAAGAAGAAACTGTAAAAGCGATTCCACGCCCAACCACATGGAAAAAAGAGTATCTACCAATTTGGGATAAGCTCACTTCTGGTCAGCAATTAACCAAAGAAGAAAGCCTCAAATTAGCAGAATATTCAAATCAGCGTGAATCTGAGTACAAAAAGGGTGTTTCTACCTATAAACAAGAAGCCGACAACGCTAAAGTGCTAGTAGAGGCAATCGCCCCATTTGTCCCTGAATTACAGAAGCAAAACATTCACCCTGCTGCCTGGATTAATAACCTTGGCAGAGCACACATGATTTTATCTAGCGCACCTTATGACCAAAGAGTTCAACTATTTCATAGACTTGCACAAGATTATGGAATACAATTAGGGGAAAGTGTTGCGCCAATGCAACAAGACCCACAGTCTTATGCGTTGAATCAACAACTTGCTGCTTTGCAGAACGAAGTGCAACAGGTTCGTGGCTGGAAGCAACAAGAAGAACAAAGCCGTCTGATGGCAGAAATTCAGAGGGTTAGTAGTGATGCGGAGAAGTTTCCGCACTTTGAGGTGGTAAGGGAAGATATGGCTCAATTACTTGAGCGTGGTTTAGCCCAAGACCTTGAAACGGCTTATGCAAAAGCTGTGCGTATGAATGATGAAGTCTTTAAATTGGAACAAGAACGACTCCTTGCCCAAGTTAAAAAGGAAGCATCAAAGGCACAACAAGTAGCTAAAGCCAAAGCTGCCGCAGTTAGTCCAAAGTCCGTTACACCTAGCGGAGTGGGTAATAAGGCAGATGGTAAGGACAGAAGGTCAATTATTGCAGCGCAATTAGGCGAGGCAATGACTGGCAGGGTTTAAATTAACTTATTTTTAAAGGATAACTATCATGGCATTTGCTAATAGCGCAATTACCGATATTATCGCTACTACCATCCAAAGTCGTAGCGGTGAATTGGCAGACAACTTAACAAACAACAACGCAATCTTGCAACAGTTGGACAAGAAGGGCAATGTACGCCCATTCTCAGGTGGTAATGTGATTTTGGAAGAAATCATGTACAACGACCCAAATACCAACAATGCAAACAGCTACTCTGGATATGAAGTATTGAACATTTCCCCAGATAGCCCAATTTCTGCAGCCCAGTACAAAATTGCTCAGTACGCTGATGCAGTTACTATGTCTGGCTTGGAAATGCTTCAAAACTCAAGCAAAGAAGCAATCATTGACCTGTTAGATGGTCGTATGCAAGTTTCTGAAGCTCGCTTGTTAAACCGTATCTCTGGCGACTTGTTCCTAGACGGTACAGGTAACGGTGGTAAGAACTTGGATGGTTTGGCTGCTGCGGTTTCCGCAACTCCTACCTCTGGTACTTACGGTGGTATTAATGCTGCTAACTGGTCTTTCTGGCAGAACACAGCAACTACTGGCACAACCATTACTGCTACCAACATCCAAGCTAAGATGACTTCAACAGCCCTCCAGTTGGTTCGTGGTACTGATAAAGCCGACTTGATTGTTGCTGATACCAACTTCTACAGCCTGTATGTACAAGCTCTCCAAGCTATTCAGCGTATCATGACCGAAGAATCTGGTTCTTCAGGTTTCGCATCCATGAAGTTCTATGGTGGCGGTACATCTGCTGATGTGGTATTGGGTGGCGGTTATGGTAACGAGCAACCTTCTAACACCATGTACTTCTTGAACACCAATTACATTTTCCTACGCCCACACAAAGAGCGTAACTTTGTACCTATCGGTGGCGAGCGTCAAGCAATTAACCAAGACGCTATTGTTAAGTTGTACGGCTGGGCTGGTAACTTGACCACAAGTAACCGCTTCCTCCAAGGCATCTTGACAAACTAATCCATTGATTTGAAAGGAAAAATATCATGGCATACAGTACTCTCCCTATCGCTGGCGTATCTTTAACTACAGTTACCCCAGTTGATTTTGCTTTAACCAACGGTTCAACCGCAGAAGTAATTCCAGCGTTTGGCCCAATCGGTGCAGAAACTTTTGCATCAGATGGTAAGCGTTATGTGTTCGCACAAGCAGCCGCTACTATCACTCCAAGCACCACAACTTGCACCGTTAATGCTTCTACTTTCCAAGTAACAGCAACAGGCGGTTCATACATTTCACCAGCAGTTTCTATGGTTTCTGGTGACTATGGCTGGTTTGGCGCTACAAGCGTTTAAGTTTTAACCCTGTAGTAAACTAGGGATTCCCTCAAAAGGGGAGTCCCTTTTTCTTTTTAACCCCTAATCCCTTAGGAGAATTAAATGGCTATTGAATCAGATGTTCGTGGCGCAGATGCGCTTTTAAGTGTTCGTTTTTATCGTAAACCGATTGAAATTAAAGACGAAACCCTCGCTCAAGGCAGACCTATTTTTAAGGATGCTGATTGGATTCAGATTATGACTCCAGGCGACCAACTCAATGTGATTGACACCATCGCTAGAGATAACCATAAAGCTCGATTCCCACAACAATGGGCTGTTTACCAAAATAAAATCGGAAATCAGGAAGAAATCGTAGGAACTCCTGTTTCTGCATGGCCTTTAGTCAGTATGTCCCAAGCTGAAGAACTCAAAGGAATCAAGTTTCATACCGTAGAGTCGATTGCTAACTGCTCTGACCAGCAATTACAGCGTATTGGCATGATTGCAGGCATGTCACCCCATGCTTTTAGAGAAAAAGCCCGCACCTACCTCAATTTGGCTAAAGATACAGCAGAAGTTGATGCCAAAAATGCTGAATTAGCACAACTCAAAGAAGAAAATGCTAAAATTAAGGCAGAAACAGATGCGAAGCTGGCTCAAATGCAAGAGCAAATGGCAGCGCTACTTGCGGCTGTGAGTGAAAAGAAACCTAGAACTCGCAAAAAAGTAACCGAGGAAGCCTAATATGTCAGCAACGATGCTCCAACTTGTACAGCAAGTTACAGCCGAATTAAACCTTACAGTACCTACCTATGTTAATGGTAATCCTAGCCAAGACACGCAACAAATCTTGGCTTTGATGAATGGCGCAGGGTATGATTTACTTAAGGAATACGACTGGCAAGCTCTCGAGAAGGAGTATCGTTTCTACACTCAATTTGTCAATGCAATTGCAACATCGGTTCAAGGCAGTTATGTATTAACCAATGTCAGCAATACTACAGGTTTAACCACACAATATTCGATTACTGGCTACAATGTCGCCCAAGATACCTATGTAGTTTCAGTAAATGGTAATACTGTCACAATGAGCCAAGAAGCCTCATTAACAGGCACAAATAGCGTTTTATTTGCTCAGACCGAGTACACTTTACCAAGCGATTTTGAGACCATTACAGACCGCACACATTGGGATAAGACAAAGCATTGGGAAATGCTTGGCCCTGAGGATGCACAGCAATGGCAATGGCTAAAATCGGGTTATATCTCAACTGGCCCTCGTGTCCGTTGGCGTATTCTAGGCGGTACTTTTCAAATCTGGCCACCAATGAATACCCAAGAGTATTTAGGCTTTGAATATCGTTCTAACGCATGGGCAGAATCAGCCGCAGGTGTGCCACAGCAACAGTTTATTAACGATACCGATACGACTTTCTTTGATAGCCGTATCATGGTGCTATATACCAAGCTCAAATACTTCCAAGTTAAAGGCTTTGACACAACCGCTTTAATGCAAGATTATCAGCGTTATTTATCAATAGCGAAAGCCAATGATAAAGGCGCACCTAACCTGTCATTTGCGCCAAATCCAAGCAAAGTGCTTATTGGCTGGGCTAATATCCCTGATACAGGCTATGGCACATGATTTTTGGTCAGCCAAAAAAGTTTAACGCTACCGTTGCGTCACTTCCCGCACCGATTGGTGGCTGGAACGCTAGGGATTCCCTTGCTGAAATGTCCCCAACGGATGCCGTTCAGCTTACCAATTTTTTTCCTACGCCTTACGATGTCCAATTAAGACGAGGATATACTAAGTTTTCGACAGGCATCACAGGTCAAATAAACACCCTAATGACCTACGCTGGAGTAAGCAGTCAAACCTTGTTTGCCGCAGCAGGAAACACGATTTATAATGCTTCATCTAGCACCGCAACTTCTAGCTTGACAGGGCTAACCAACGATAAATGGCAACATGTCAATTTTTCTAATATTAGTGGAAATTATCTTGTTGCTTGTAACGGTGCTGACCCAGTCATTATTTATGACGGCACAAACTGGATTAAGATGGCTACGACTGGCACAGCCCAGACCATCTCTAGCATTACCCATGTAGGAACATTAGCTACTTTAACAACATCATCGCCACATGGTCTTATTACTGGCAATCAAGTAACAATTACTGGTGCAACACCTACCGATTACAACGGTACTTATGTTATTACTGTTACTGGCGCAAATACATTTACCTACACAATGGCTACAACGCCAAGTGGTAATGCAAGTGTTGTGGGAACTTATGTTATTGGTTTTTATGTAACTGGCGTAAATAGCAACACTTTTGTCAATGTAAACCTATTTAAAAATAGGCTTTATTTCACCCAAAACAACTCAATGAATGTTTGGTACTTACCTACCAACGCATTGGGTGGCGCAGCGCAAGTCCTAAATTTTGGAGGAATAGCACGAAATGGTGGCTTTATTCAAGCAATGGGTACTTGGACTCTTGACGCTGGTTATGGCGTTGATGATTTTGCAGTATTTCTTACCAATATGGGTGAGGTCATCGTTTACCAAGGAACTGACCCATCTTCTGCTACGACATGGGCTTTAAAAGGCGTATTTCAGATTGGTTATATATTTAGCCGTAGATGCTTATTTAAGTGGGCTGGAGACCTTTTAATTCTAACCAATGACGGTTTAGTGCCATTGACAGCAGACCTTCAGTCTAGCCGTCTTGACCCTCGAATTAACTTAACAGACAAGATATTCCAAGCTGTAGCTACTGCTACAAGTCTTTATAGCACCAATTTTGGCTGGCAGATTATGTATTTTGCCAAACCCCAAATGCTTATCCTAAATATTCCAATTTCAGGCGGAACTCAGCAATATGTAATGCACACCATTACAAAGTCTTGGGCTAACTTTACCAATATTGGCGCTGCTTGCTTTGAAATGTACTATGACAACTGCTATTTTGGTGGAAATGGCTTTGTAGGACAGTTTTGGAATGGCGACAGCGATGCTGGCACAAACATTAATGCTGTAGCCCAACAAGCCTATAACTATTTTGATGCTAGAGGTCAATTAAAGCGGTTTTCAATGGTTCGCCCAATTATTCAGACGGATAATGGCGTACCTACCATTTTGGCTGGCATGAGCTATGACTTTGATGCTGCCAATCCACAAAATTCACTTAGTTACAATCCAGCCGTTTCACAGGTAGGTCTTTGGGACACCGCCAAATGGGACAATAATATCTGGACAGCAGGATTAATTACGACTAAGCAATGGCAAGGCGTTACTGGAATAGGCTATGCCGCCAGTTTTACCCTAAATATTGCATCGCAAAACATTGAATTACATTGGGATTCCACCGATTTTGTCATGGAAAAAGGTGCTGTTCTGTAATGCGTAGGCTTACAACGGAAAACCAAGAAAATTTAAGGAAGTGGCTGTCAGAAGTAGGAGATTTTGAATATCCTGACAATACTATGTGTATTGGGCAAGAGAAAGATGGGCAATTAATTGGAGTTGTTGGATATGACAATTTCAACCCAAATTCCTGCCAAATTCATGTAGCAACTACGGATGTTTATTGGCTTAACAAAGCCATGTTAAATGCTATTTTTGACTATCCCTTTAACATTTTAGAAGTCAAGGTTATAATCGCACCTATATGCAAGGATAATTATAAGTCCTTGAAACTGTGCCGAAAACTTGGCTTTGAACAGGTAGCTGACATCCCCTATGGACATCCAGATGGGGATTTAATAGTGATGGTTATGAAGCGTAACCGATGTGTTTGGTTACAACAAGGAGAATGAAATGGGCGGTATAGTAGATAGCATTTTTGGCGGTGGTGGCGGTTCAAGCGCACCAGCAGCGCCAGCACAACCGAATTACACCCAAGCGGCACAAGCAACTGCCGCAGGGAATATGATTGGGCAGAATACGCCCTACGGTACTTTAAATTACACACAGTCTGGTACAGATGCCTATGGCAATCCAATGTACACAGCAAACCAAACTGTTGCGCCTTCGCTACAACCTGCGGTACAAAACTCACAAAATACTATAGGAAATTTTCAATACCAGCCATTTACAGGCGGTAATTTGCCTTCTTACGGAATTAATCCAGGTCAAACTTATCAAGAAGCTGAAATGTCAATTCTTCAGCCTCAAATTGACCGCCAAAGACAACAAACATATACCCAACTTGCTAATCAAGGTATTCAGCCTGGTTCTGAAGCATACAAAAATGCAATGATGGACTTGAATAACCAACAAAATAACTTGTTAGCCAATGTAACAACACAAGGTATTGGCGTAGGCTTAAATGCCAATCAACAGCAATATGGTCAAAACCTTAATACCTACAATACCAACGCTACAACGCCATTTACACAAGCTAATGCAATTAAAGGTTTGGCAACTCCAAGCTATGTGCAAACCCCTGCTGGCCCAAATTATTTAGGTGCTGCACAAACACAATTTTCTGGTCAGCTTGGTGCTTATAACGCTGCACAAGCAAATCAAACCAACCAAATGAATGGTCTATTAGGTCTTGCTGGAACTATTGGTTCAGCATTGTTATAAAAATGCCATTAAACGCTTACATACCAATTTCAATGGGCTCGCCACAAGCGATGGACAATACTGCATTGTCACAAGCGTTAATGACACCTCAATATCCAGTTCCACAAAATCCACTTAATATGGGATTAAATACTCAGCTTGCTAAGGCATTGCGTGGGCAACATCAATCACCATTAAGCGGTTATTTTGCGAATACTTTTGGCGGTAGTGCTGGTAATGATTTGAGTGCTTATATGCCTTGGAATCAAACTGCTACTGCAAATACTTATGGAACTGACCCATATTCACAACAAAGTTTAATGCTTGCACAACAAGATGCAGGATTGACCAATTCTCCATTTACATCCAATTTTTCATTAGATAATTTGGGAAATATGTTTAATAGTTTTGGTAGTTCTGCCCCACAAGCATTAGATACAGCAGCATCAGTAGTAGGATAAGGATAAATATGGCAATTAATCAATATACTCCAACAACCATTCTAGACCCAAATTCTGAAGAATTGGCTGGAATTAATCGCCAACAAGCATTGGCTAATGCTTTGCTGACACAAGGTTTGCAAGGTCAGCCACAAGGTCAAATGGTAAGCGGATATTATGTAAAGCCATCATTTGCTCAAGCATTAAACCCAGTAGCTCAACAATTAGCTGGTTCTTATTTGGGTAAACAAGCCGATACTAAAGCACAGGAATTGGCTGCTGCTATTCGTGGCAAACAAGCAGAAGCAGTACAAAATTATTTGAGCGCACAAACCCCACAAGAGAAGTTTGCAGCAGGTACAAGTTCTTATGCGCCAGCAGAACTGCAAAAATCTGCATACGGCATGATAACTCCACAAAAACTTGGAGAGGGCGAAACATTACAGCAATTAAACTTTGGCACAGGTCAATATGCACCATTGGCTTCTGGTGGCGAAAAAACTGCACCAGAACTCAGAACCGCAGCACAGTTGCTTGGTATCAATAAGCCAGTTAGCGAATACACGCCACAAGATTTAGCTGCTATAAATGCAAAAGTAACTCAATTAAAGCAAGCTGGCGCTAATGTAATGAATGTAAACATGGGTCAGCATGGTTTTGAAAACACTCTTAAATTAGGCGAAAACTTCAAATCTGAACCTATTTACAAAACTCATCAAGAAGTATCGCAAGCATATAACCAGGTTAAAAATGCACTTTCTAGAAATGATGCTGCTGGGGATTTGGCTGCTTCTATTAAGATTAACAAGCTATTAGACCCAAATTCTGTAGTTCGTGAATCTGAAGTAGCTACTGTAGCTAATGCCACAGGATTATTGCCAAAATTAGCCAATTATGCAGCGCAAGTTGCAAATGGAACAAGATTAAATCCTGAACAACGCAAAGAATACAAAAAATTGGCAGAAGATTTTTATGCTATTTCTGGCAATCAATACAATGAAACTAGAAATAAATATTTACAAATTGGGCAACAAAACGATTTAAAAGGAACGGATACTATTCTTGGAAAGCCTTATACTCCAAGCTCAAATACCGTTACACCGCCAGTTACAAAAACTATGATGGATGCTAATGCTATCCTAGGAATTAAATAATGGCTGAAGAAATCATTAAAGAAGAACATCCTGCGGAAAAATATGCCGCTTGGATTGTTCAAAATGCTGATAAAAAAGGTACGCCTGAATTCAATACGGTAGCTGCTGCTTACCAAGATGCTTTAAAATTGGGTGCAGAGCCTAAGGCAAGCGTAGAAGTAAGTTCGCCTGAAGGTAATCCTGTTTTGGTTAATTCTCAAATGGCTGAAACTGGTGGTGGCGCTGTTACAGGTCGCCCTGTACAAAATGCCCAATTAAATATATTGCCAAAACCTCGCCCATTAGAGTCTGCTTTAGCTGGAGCCACCAAATCTTTTATTGACCCTGCTGTGGCAATGGCACAAATGCTAACTCAAGGCAAACATGGGACTAGCGATTTAGCCAAAAGATTGGGCGAAGAAGCAGATGTTTATTATCAAGAAAATCCAGTAGCTTACGGTACTGGCAGAATAGCTGGTGCTATTGCCCCTGCTGCTGCAACCACCAAAGCGATTGGTATGATTCCTTCTTTTGCCAAACTTAGCCCTTATGTTCAAGGCGCTGGATATGGTGCTGTTGCTGGAGCTTTAAGTCCTGAAGAAACAGGAAAAACAGGTCAAGAATTATTAGGCCAAGAATTAAAGCAAGTTGGTGGTGGCGCTATTTTGGGCGCACCTTCACCATTAATAGGTAAGGCTGCTGATGTTGTTTATCATGCTGGAAAATCACTTGTAGAACCATTTTATAAAATGGGTCGCAACGAAATTATTGGTCGTGCTTTGCGTCAATTTGCTGGTGGCGATGCAGAAAAAGCCATTGAAAACTTGCGTAGTTATGAAAATTTAGTGCCTGGTTCTGCGCCAACAGTAGGTGAAGTTGCTGGCGTACCAAGTCTTGCCGCAGCGCAAAGGGCTGTTGCTAACGCATCTCCTGAAGCAACTAATGCTTTAGCTGGTCGTCAATTAGAAAATACTCAAGCCAGAACTAATGCCCTTGAAAGCATAGCTACACCAACTAGAGTAGCCAAATATCAAGATTTGCGTAGTCGTGTTTCTGATGAACTGTATTCAGATGCATTAAAACCATTGGATTTGGGCGAATTAACCCCAGAAATGACTACTCAAATTAAAGGATTAATCAAAACTCCTGCAATTAAGCGTGCTATGGGTCAAGCCCAAGAAAACGCTGCTAATAGAGGTATTGATATTACTGACCCTGCTGGTTCTATGAGAGGTTTGCATGAAACCAAAATGGCTTTGGATGATGAAATTGCAAGAGTTAAAGCATTGGCAGAGAAAAATGGCGGTTCAAGTAGTGCTGAATTAAACAGCTTGCAAACCGCTAAATCTCGTCTATTGAATTTTATGGAAAATGTCAGCCCAGAATATAAAGTGGCTAGACAAAACTATGAGCGCTTATCTAAGCCTGTAGAACAATTAGAAGCTATTTCCAATCTTGCCAATAAATCTACAAGCAATAAAGATTCTGCAATTTATCTCAATAGATTTTCAAATGAGTTAGAAAAAGCAAAAAACGAAGGAATTTTGTCGCCAAGACAGATTCAGCGTTTAGAAGCCATCAAAGAAGATTTGTTGCGTACAGATTATTTGAATAACTCTGGGCGTGGTGTAGGTTCTGATACCGTTCAAAAACTAGCTTATAACAATATGCTAAATCAGTTAAACTTACCAAATCTGCTTAGAAGGCGTGGTTTTGCCGAAACAATCGGCAATATAGCAGCAAGAGCAAGTGATGTGGCTTATGGTGGTGCTAATAAACAGCTTACCAATGAACTAGCACAGACGCTATTAGACCCAAGAAAAGCTGCTGCCATGATGAAATTGGCTGGAAAAGAAGGTCAGGCATCTCATTTAACGCCAGAACAAGCGAATATTGCAAGATTGCTATTAATTAAAGGCGCAGAAAATTTGCCACAGGAGAATAAATAATGAGTCGTAACGGTAGCGGTACATATTCACTTCCAGCAGGAAATCCTGTAGTCACAGGCACAACTATTAGTTCTACATGGGCTAATACGACTCTTTCTGACATTGCAAGCGCTTTAACAGGGTCTATTGCATCAGATGGTCAGACCCCTATGGCTGGCCCACTTAACATGAATAACAACGAAATTACCAATCTGCCAGTCGGTACTGTGCAAGGTAATGCTGTTGAATTCTTCCAGTTTTCCACCCCTACTTTTAGCGGTAATGTAACTTGTGGTTCTACTGGCTATATTCAGATTCCTAATGGAACTACTGCCCAAAGACCTTCAGCCCCTTCAAATGGTGAAATTCGCTATAACACCACTACCAACGCCTATGAAGGGTTTAAAGGCGGTATTGCTGGCGCTGGAATCTCAAGCATTACTTATTCCACCACTACAGCTACTTTGAACACTACAGGAGTTCATGGTTTGGCTACAGGTGCAGTAGTAACGGTTTCTGGGGCTAGTCCAAGCGCCTATAACGGCACTTTTACCATCACAGTAACCTCTACGACTACATTTACCTATACGATGGCGACCAATCCTGGCGCAAATGCCAGCACAGTAGGTTCTTATACCTATGGCGCATGGAGTACATTAGGCGGTGGCGCAACAGGAAGCGGTACAGACCAGATTTTTAACCTAAATGGACAAACAATTACCAATTCATATACCATTCCAAGCGGTTATAATGCAAATACAACAGGAACGGTAACAATTAATGGTGGCGTTGTTGTCACAGTTTCTACTGGCTCACGCTGGGTAATCGTTTAAGGAAAAATTATGGCTGGCACTTTAGTCGCAAACACAATTAACACCGATACAGGCTTATTTAGCACTAATAATGCTTACAGCGGTATTGCTAAAGCATGGGTAAACTTTGCTGGTGCAACAGGAACAGTAAATGGCTCTTTTAATGTTAGTTCTGTAACAAGAGCAAGCACAGGAACATATACTGTAAATTTAACAACCGCTATGCCAAATGCAAATTATGCGATTACTTTTGGGTGCATTGTTGGTGGTGCTGGTCGTGGATGCTATTCATCTGCCGCACCAACTACTACAACTTTTGATGTTTATGCTACAACTTCAGGTGGTGTAGTAGACCCTACCCAAGTGTGGGCAACAGTATTTAGTTCATAAGGATAAATCATGGCAGGAACAATCTACCTAGTCACCAACAATCTGAACGGCAAGCAATATGTCGGTCAGACTATTGTTGCTGGCAATAAGGTAGGTCATGGTTATATGGTTACGGCTGCATATAAGAAGTATGGTAAAGAAAACTTTACCTACGAAACCATTTGTAGTGATTTAGACAATAAAGCTATTCTAAACTTTGCTGAACGCTTTTGGATTAAGGTAATGGATTCACGCACTCCAAACGGCTACAATATTGAACATGGCGGTTCTAGCAAAGATAAGGTTTCAGATGAAACTCGCAAAAAGCTAAGTATTGCTAATACTGGTAAAAAGCAGTCACCTGAACAAATTGCCAAAGTAGTTAAAGCCTTAAAAAGCAGACCAAAAGAATTGTATGAAAAGATTTCTAAAAAAACTAGAGGTCAAAAACGCAGTCCTGAGTTTTGTAAGAAATTAGGTGAAAGAAGTAAGGGCAAAGTATTATCTGAGGAAACTAAAGCCAAGATTCGTGAGGCTAGGAGTAAGCAGGTAATTACTGAGGAACATAAACGCAAATTGTCCGAAGCTGCCAAAAAGCAGTGGGCTAGGCAAAAAGGAGAACTATCATCGCTGGAACAATAGTCGCAGACCAACTGCAAGACGGTGCTGGTAATAGCACAGCAATGGATAATGCCATTTATGGTAGTGCAAAGGCTTGGGTAAATTTTAATGGTGTAACAACTGTAACCATTCATGCTTCATATAATGTAAGTTCTGTTACAAGAAATAATACTGGCGATTACACAATCAATTTTACTAATGCTTTTTCTGATGTAAATTATGCAGTATCAAGCATTGGTTCAAATACAACTGGTAGCTACAATGGAACAACATCGTTGTATCAAACCACTATTGGTGCAAATCCAATGACAACAACTTCTGTAAGAATTAGAACCACAGGAAATGGTAATGTAAGCTCATCTGAAGATGCTTATTTTGCTTGCATCGCTTGTTTTAGATAATTTAAAGGAATAATAATGTCACAAGTAATGCCTCCTTATGAAAAACTACATAGCCTGTTTGAATACAGGGATGGTATGCTTTTTCATAAAGCTGGCAAAACTGACTCTATGGGGCGTTCAATGAGTCATTTGGCTGGTCAAAGGGCTGGCACATTGCACCCATTGGGATACCGCAAGGTGTCTGTAGACCAACAGCCATACATGGAACATCGTGTAATTTGGAAAATGTTTAACAAAGATTTTGAAGATGGTACTTTAGACCATATTAATAACAATCGTACAGATAACCGCATTGAAAACTTGCGTCTTGCTAGTCGTGCAGAAAACAATCAAAATGCTATATTACGCAAAGATAATAAAAGCGGTGCGAAAGGTGTTTATTGGAACGCTAGGGACAAACGCTGGACAGCATCCATTTCAATAAATGGTAAGCGTAAGTCGTTAGGTAATTTTGAAGATTTGGCTTTAGCTACGGAATTTATCCAGTTGGCTAGGGATATGGTTCATGGCGATTTTGCCAATCATGGAATTTAAGGAGATATTATGAGTCAAGTGATTATTTACGCTAATAGCAATGGGGGCGTTTCGGTATGCGTGCCTACTGGTGAGTTACCTATCAATGAGGTGTTAGCGAAGGATGCTCCAGCAGGGGCGATTATTGTGGATGATTCCACACTACCTCAGGGTGCTGATTCCGTTTTTTTTGACGCATGGAAGCTAAATGGCTCTACTGTTACTGTAGATTTCCCAACAGCCCAAGCCCACAAACTGCGTGACTTTAATGCCGCTGCGGTTCAAGTAGCCCAAAAACGTCAATTAAACACATTAGCTGGTATTGCTAACGCTAAATCTGACGCTGACTTTGCTTCTGAACTAGCTACTAGCCGTGAAAGCATTGCATCTGCTACAACGACTGCTGAGTTAGTAGCAATCGCTAATCCTGTTTAAGGAATAATTATGTCAGTATCTTTATATGGTAGTGGAAACACAATAATCCAAGCGCAAAATACCACTATTCAAAATAATACAGGTGCTGGATATGTTTCTACAACTAGCACTTCTTATGTTACTACTGGTGTTTCGGTAAGCATTACACCGCAAGCTACAACAAGTAAAATTTTGATTTTGGTTCAAGGCATTACTGCTGGCGCTTCTAATATAAATGTCCCATTAACTATTTATCGTGGAGGCACAAATTTAGTTACTGGAACCGCACCAGGGGATTTATATGCAAACTCTTATGCTGGTCCTGGAACTACATTTTTTTTAGATTCTCCAGCTACAACTTCTGCAACTACATACACAGTTTATATTCGTTCATCTACTGGTGGTGCAGTCTATTTTGGCTATCCGCCATCAACCGCTTGTGCTTTAAGCATAACAGCATTAGAAATTTCAGGAAGCTAATATGGCAAATTTACATCAAGCTATTTTTGCACTAAACCCATCTGTAGTTACCATTCGTGGCGATATTGCTTATGACAAAGATGAACAAATAGTTCAATATGATATGGCTCAAGCACAAGCTAAATTAGTAGAACTACAAGCACAAGAAACACAAGCAGAACAAGCTACTAAAGATGCAAAGGCTTCTGCACTAGCTAAACTAACAGCATTAGGACTAACACAAGCTGAAGTAACTGCCCTTATTGGATAATTATGGAACTGCAAGCATTTTTTAACATGGTTTTGCCATTGATTTTTGTGGCAATCGGCTGGTTTATGAAAGAACTCTGGACTGCCGTTCAAGCGTTAAAAATTGACTTGCGTGACCTCAGAACTCACCTTGCTGAAAATTATATGCACAAGGATGATTTCTCTGACCGTTGGGATGAAGTTTTAACCGCCCTTCACCGCCTAGAAGATAAGCTAGACAGCCTTAAAAAATGATTTCCAAGGTTTTAAATGACCTCTTAACTGGAGAGGACAATAAAACCCATGACATTGGCCGTTGGTCTTGGATGATTTCCCTATTTGCCGTTATCATAGGGGCTGGTTATGAAATTGTGCGTGGCGATATGCCAAACCTTAAAGACTTTGCAGAAGCCGTAGGAATTATTGCTGGCGCTCATGGCGCTGCGGTGATGCTTAAAAAGGATGCAGAACCAAAATGAACTTTTTAATGAACCTATTTGGTGGCACAAGTGGACAAATCTACATATATTTGGCTTTGGTTTTGGGTAGCTTTGGCGGTGGCTTTTATATTGAGCATCTGCGCTTCTCTGAATATCGAGCAGAAGTCGCTATTGCAGGTCAAAAACAAGCGCAAGAATCTACTGCCAAAGAACAAGAACAACAAATCGCAATAAAGGAGCTACAGAATGAATATGAAGCTAAGTTGTCTGCTAACCATAATTACCTTAGCAGGATGCTCAACACCAGTCCCAAGCAACTGTCCAGTCTTGATTCCACCACCATCAGCATTAATGGCACAACCAAAAGCTGCATGGCTATTGCCACCGATTCAGCCGATGATGCCCAGCAAATAATTGCTTTACAAGATTACATTAACAATCAACTACAAATAGTCAATGCCAAGTAATTTTGATGAAGCCTTGCGCCTGTTAATTAAAAGCGAAGGAGGATTTTCGGATTCAATAGGCGACCCAGGCGGTGCTACAAAGTACGGAGTTACCAGAGAAACATGGGAAGAATGGGTAGGCCATTCTGTATCTGTGGAAACCATGAAAAATGTCACAATAGAACAGGTAGCGCCACTATATGAGCAACGATACTGGAAACCCTGTGAACTTTTACCTAGAGGACTTAGCTTCCTTGTTTTCTCAATGGGGGTCAATGCAGGAATTGGTCGGTCTATTAAACTTCTGGAGTCCTGTCTTGGACTCGTACCTACTGGAAGCATCGGAGAGCGAGTTGCCGACAAGATTAAAGAACTTAATATTGCAGATGTTATCGGCAAATTCTCACAATCCAGAAGGGACTATTACCATTCATTAAAGACTTTTCCACTATTTGGGCATGGATGGCTCAAGCGAGTAAATATTGAGGAAAAAGAAGCTCTTGATATGGTCAAAAACGGTTAATAGTCAGCCAGAAACAATATCCAAACACCGCTACTGCTACCAAAGCCCCTAAAAGCCCCCAAAACACACTGTATTCGCCTTCTGCTGGTCTAGTAATAGCGGTGGCATACTCAGCATCTTTAAACGCCTCTGAGAGCGTTCTAGGGCTTTTTAACCATCTTTGGTAATTATTTACAAAATGTTCGTAACTCATCCCTCTTGTGCCTTTCTTAGTATTGCTCTAGCAAAATTAATAGGGTCTAAATCAGGGTTATGCCAAGCAGTAGCGCCAACTAAAGATTGATTTGCAATTTCTAATATTTCCTCATCTGTTAGTGTCTTTGCTGGATGGGTGTAGAGTGGTTTCCAAAACATATAGCCATCGTCCTCCCCTTTAACTAAAGAAAGTTGGTCATCACCACTTCTAATCCACGCTACTGGTTTATTATTCATTTCTCTTGTGCCTTTCTTAGTATTGCTCTAGCAAACTTAATAAACGAATCTTGATAATCATGCACTTCAAAAGTTGTATCAAAGACTTCTGTTATTTCCTCATCTGTTAGGGTCTTTGCTGGATAAATAGGTTCTGATGCATTCAAGAAACCTGATGCGGTTATTTGCTCATAAGTGTAAAGTGGAATATCATCCCAGCTTTCTTTTTCATTGGTAACTATTGTGTCAGTAAATCCAAACTGCAATTCATTTTTACCAATCCACGCTACTGGTTCATTGTCAGCCTCTTGAGTAAAATCAGATAGCCTTTGTAATGCGGCTTCTTTTTTCAACGCCTCTATTTCAGCTTGTTGCTCTAATACTTTTGCATAAAGTTTGTCGTGATTAACAAGTAAAGAATAGTATTCAGCTTGTTGCTGGCGTAGCATGGTGGCTATTTCTTCTGAGTGCTCATAAATCCTGCCACTATCAAACAAAATCATTAAGTCAGCCATTTCATTTGCGTTCATATTATCTCCTAAACTGTGGTATGGGTTTGCGTCTACCGTATTGTAACCTAACTTTGATCGCCTCGATGGTGCCGATGCGTTTGTTACGCCAGCCTTGGTGAGCACGGCGAATCATCTGCATCTTGGTTCGTTGCTTTTGGAGCAACTTTAGTTGCCTATTACGCAACACCCGACGCCTACCCACTCTACCAAAAATAGTGGTAAAGTGGGTTCGTGGCGCTGTTTTACGAAAGTTTAGCGATCTCACTGCCTTACACCAATACCATGAGCTTGTTCAATTGTTCTACCAATAGCTAAATGAATGTCTTGCAAAGTAACATATCCAGTTGTCATTCCTTCAGCCATAACATCAAACATGGCATCATTAGCAAGCACAATAATTTCTTCATCAGTCAACGGCTCTTTATTTGTCATCAATGATAATCGTTCTTTTAGGTTTAGATGGAACTGGAGTCTCCATCGCTTTGCGCAAATGGGGTAGAACATCATTGAGCATCATTTTAGCCATAGCTGCGGCTTTTTCTTGATGCTCAAGTTCTTGTTCTGCCGTTGTTCTGGCCGCCTTTCGCTCCACTTCTTTGATGATGTCATTGCTGACACCAGCACTTTTAAGCAGTTGCTTGAGGTTCACTTGGAGTCTCCGTAGTTGCATTAGCATTTAACGCATCAATCTGTGGCCCACATTGTGATTGAATTGCGGCAATAATGTTTGCCAACAAAACGGTTGGGGTTTGGAATGGTTGATTTAAAGCATTTAAAATTCCGTTTATGTCACTTACAGAAAACTTTAAAGTCATAATCTTATCTGCCAATGGATCCACTGGGGTTGCTTGTACATCGACTGTGTCAGTCATTTTTTACTTCCTTTCTTTGGTTTAAAAAAATCTTCTCTTGCTGCTAGTTTTTCTGGATCGGTGCAATACTGATTAAGTCCAAATACTCTAGCATGTACATCTTCGGCATTCCAAATGCGCATGTCGTTTAACAGCTTGATGCCCAGCAACGCATTAGCAACTTCATCTTCGGTCATGGGTGTTGGTGCATCACCATGATAGCGAAAAAATAGTTCCAAGTCTTCGCTAGTTTGCCAGCACATCATAATGGCTTGCTCTAAATCGCCAGCGGTATACTTTTTCATGATTTCTTTTTAGCCTTTTTTACAGCCTCTTCCCAGTTGTAAGTAAAGTATTTACCTACTTCTTCAAGTGCTGGAATAAGAGTTTCCCAGCTTTCAACATCATCTGGATGAAAAGAACTAGGATTTTTCTTAGCTCGTTTTAAATCTTCTACTAACCAAAGATACTGTTGGATGATTGCTTGACTAACAATCTTATCCGAAAAGTCATCATCAATTTCTACAATCATTTTCCACACTCCGTTTCGTGTTTTTTACCTTGTTTACGACGCAACTCATTTTCTACGGCCATTACTTCTTCTTCATTATCGCATACCCACATGGTTTGTACATTAGAAAACATAGACAAATCAATATCTTCTACACCACGAATTGTTTCAAATAATGGAAAACCTTTGTACATATGTTCGACAATAAAGATACTCATAATTTTAGCTCCTGTTTTATAAATTCTACTGCTTTTTCGTAGTGATAACGCCAATATTTTTCTGTCACACCAACATCAAGATAGGTCATTCCCATTAAGAATGCATCAATAATTTCTTTTTGTTTTTGTGGCATGCGTTCATCAATTATACGCTCAATGTCAATCAGATCATCTAAATCCCAAGGCAACCAACCGCCTTCTAAAACACCAGAAAACGCATCGATATCATCGAGCTCTAGTGGATCCATCTCCTCATCTGACAACCTAGGTTTACTGCAATTAATTATTATTCTCATTTATTTAGTGCGTCCATTAAAGCTTCTTGAATTGTTATTTTTCCCTCTAGCACCTTTACTACATGGTTATCAATACTATTAGACAAAATCAAATGGTGTATAATAACCGGCTTTTCTTGCCCTTGACGGTAAATGCGGGCGTTGGCTTGGATGTAGTTCTCCGAGCTCCATGGTAAATCAAACCACACCGTTTGGGCTGTTTCACCAACATTGCACTGTAGATTGAGACCGATCCCTCCTGACTGGGGATGGGCAAGGAGCATACGAATCTGGCCACGACGCCAGGCTTCAATGTTGTCATCGTCCAGCACCACAGCTTGCGGGAACTGTAACCGAAGTCTTTGGAGGCTATGTTTGAAATGGTAGAAGACCAATGTTGGGGAAGAGGACTCTTCCATGATCGACTCAAGGTATTCCAATTTAGAACGGTGTACTTCCTGCGCCGTTCCGTCTTCGCTATAAATTGCGCCCGAGGTGAATTGGAGTAGCTTGCCCGCCAACGAGGCTGCTGTTGGAGCCGTGATGACTTCCTTACCGATGTTAGCAACCATGTCTTTTTTAAGCTGAT